GTGACATTTAATAAAGTTACTAAGTTAGAACCACCTTTTGATGTTGTTCCTATTGCATCTATCACAAGAGGAGAATCTAGAGTTTTCGAAATTTTACAAATAGTAACTTCTGAATTTGTTGTCAGAAAAGAAACTCTGGAACTATTAATAGTTCCACCACCATCTGGAGTTATTGATGAACATCAAGAAAGTGTTTTTATTGCAGATCCTGTACAAACAAGATTGAATGGTTTTGTTGATCTTGATGTTGATCCTGATGATGATTATGGGGTGTTGAAAAGAGATGGATCAATTATATTTGTTTCAAACTTAGTTTTTGGATCTGAAATAGGATATATTGGAAATTATACAACTGGCAATGCTGGACATACATTATCACATTTTGATGGCATATTTGACGATGGGGAAGCAAATGCTTCTGCATTAACTCTACTAGAGTTGTCATTACATTACCCATCATTAGCAATTAGAGATTTTACAGAGAGAGGAAATTCTAGTTATACTATATCTGGAGATAGATTTATCTTAATGCCTCCTTCAATTCAGAATCCAGTTTCCATAACTACAGATTCTGGAACTATACCAATAACTATAAACGTATCTTCTACTCAGTATTTCCCAGATTCTGGATATTTATTTACTAGTGCTGGATCTCTCATAGAATACACCAGTAAAACAGCAAATACTTTTGATGGATGTTCTTTAGTTAAGGGAGCAAATGTCATCAATAGTGGTGATGAATTGATACCATATTTAATTTCCTAAATAACGTTATAAATATAAATAACTCAGGCACAAACAACGTCGGAAAAAACAAATGGCTGCTATTATCTCTGATAAATTTAGAATTTTTAATGCGAAGCAATTCCTAGAATCGCTAACTGAGGGTGCTACCGATACTAGCACCGAACGTTCCAGAATGTATTTCTTCGTGGGGCGTCCTCAACCATGGAGAGCATACTTAGAAGTATATTCCAGAGGTTCTACCAATTTCACAGTTGGCAATGAAGTGTTTATTGGAACATATGGTTCTACAGCATTTCGTGCCACAGTTGCTGCAGTTTATGATAGTGCTCTTTTACTTACCGACGTTTTTGGAGCAAATGGAATTAACTCCGTGCCTCCTACTGGTAGCACTCTTCTAGAAACAGCAGACGGAGGATCTACTACAACTGCTGCTACTGCAAAGACTGGTGTTTATCGTTATGCCACAGAAGAAATTCCACCAATTCCTCTAGATAACCAGAAAGAAAAAATTAATATTTACGACGAAATTATTGCTGCTAAGCGCATTACTAACGCTTTTGCAAGAACAGTTATTCGTCGTTACAACTGGGATCTAGTTGCTAACCCCAAGTTTGATATGTGGAAACCAGATTATTCCGCTACTCCTGGTGGTGGCGGTAAAATTGGTAAGCAAACTGCAACTGGTCAAGATAGCATTTCAACTGCTAAGTTCTATGTAATGAACTCCAATTACGAAGTATTCAAGTGTCTCTATAATGGCGAAGATCCTTCAAATGCAACTGGTCAAAATGCAACAGAAGAACCACTAACAACTGGTGCCAACTATGATGCAGTCACTGGTCTCTATACAGAAACTACTGGTGCTGGATATATTTGGAAATATATGTATACAATTCCAACAGATGATGTTCTGAAGTTCTTATCATCAGACTTCATGCCAATCGTTCTCCCAGCAGATTTTTCAAGAACTAATGTAGAAGCTCTTGCAGTTCCTGGTGCTATTGATGTTGTTCTTATTGAAGATGCTGGTTTAAATCTTCCTGCATCACAAACTTTATACACTGGCATCAAGGGAGATGGAACTGGTGGTGTTGTGACATTTGCAACAGATGCTAATGGATCAATTACTAGTGCATCTATTGCAGATCGTGGTCAAGATTACACTTATGCATCAGTCCTTCTTGGAAACGGAAACCTCTTTAGTGATCAAGCACTAACAGTTGGTGTTTCAACTGCTGCTGGTGCTACAGGAGCACTTGAGGTTGTAATGCCACCCCAAGGCGGTCATGGATCTGATCACGAGATTGAACTAAACGGTAAGCGTGTTATGACGAATATCCGCTTAACATATGCAGAAGGTTCTGGTGACTTCCCAGTTGATAACGATTTCCGCAGAATTGGTATTATTAAAGATCCATTTAACTATGGAACCACAACCTTTGCTACCTCAGATACTTTATCTGGTTTGAAAGCAGTTAAAGTCACTAGTGCTACTGCAGATTTCATTCCTGACGAAATGATTTCACAGACTGTTACTGGTGGTACTGCATATGGTACTGTAGTTTCATGGACACTAGATAGTGGTTCAACGACCGATGGTGTTCTTAAGTACATCCAAACAGTTGATCAACATACTGATCAAGGAGTTGTAAGAAGTTTTGAGAGTAATGGAGCAAACGCTATTTCTGGTGCTTTATCTGCTGCTTCTGGTAATGTTCAAACTGGATATGCTGGAACTCTTCTTGGATCAACATTTGTAGCTGGTTTATCTAACCCAGAGATTGAAAATAATTCTGGTGATGTAATTTATCTAGAAAATCGTCGTCTAATTACTCGTGCTCCTGACCAAATTGAAGATATTAAACTTGTGATTGAATTCTGATATAATCAGACATATAAATCCCTCAGTTATAGCTGGGGGATTTTTTTTATCTCTACTAAATACTAGAGACTAGATACTAGTATTTGGCGGAGTACAATGCCTCAGAAGACGAACCTCAATGTAAATCCTTATTATGAGGACTTTGATGCGAATAAGAATTTTTATAAGATTCTATTCCGTCCTGGTTACTCTATTCAAGGTAGAGAATTAACTCAACTTCAGTCGATTCTTCAAAATCAAATTGAAAGTTTTGGTAAATATGCTTTCAAGCAAGGAGAATTGGTTGTACCAGGAGAGGTTGGTTTAAATACTAAATTAGACTATGTTAAATTGTCATCAGTATCTGAAGTGGCAATTAATGAAAACAATAGCATAGTATATAAAAAATATGATATAAGTCAATTAGTTGGTTCGCAGTTAAGGGGATTGAGTTCTGGGGTTATAGTAACTGTTCTATCTACACAAGATGCAACAGAAACTTCTGCTGATACATTATATGTCAATTATTTAAATAGCGGCGATTCTAATACAGAAACCAAATTTCGTCAAGGAGAAATACTGGAAGTTATTGATGGGGTAAATACTCCATTGATGGTAGTTGGAACTGATGGAAGTGTTTTGCCAACTAGCATCAGTGTAGAAAATCCAGATACAGGAGAGACATTCTCTCTTGATAGTCCAGCAATGGGATATGCCTCTGCAGTAAAAGTGGAAGAGGGAATTTATTTTGTTAATGGATATTTTGTGAGAAATGATTCCGAATTATTGGTAATTGATTCTTACTACAACAGTCCATCGGCAAAGGTTGGTTTTAATATTATTGAAGAGATCGTTACACCAGAAGAAGATCCTAGTTTATATGATAATTCTATTGGATCATCCAATTATACATCACCAGGGGCACATAGATTAAAAATTAGTTTAGAATTAAAGAAGTTTTCACTCAATGCAATTACAGATAAAAACTTTATTCAACTAATCACTGTATATAAAGGATCTGTTCAAAGAAAAGTAACTCCAACTAATTATAATTTACTAGAGCAAACACTGGCAAGAAGAACATTTGATGAAAGCGGAGATTATGTAGTTGATAATTTTTCTGTAGATATTAGAGAATATGTTCAGAAAGACGGAAATAGAGGTGTATATGCTTTAGATGATTTTGGAACCTACAATGGACTTTCTTCAGCAGAAGCGTCCAGAAAAATGATTGCCAGCGTTGGTCCAGGAAAGGCATATATCAAAGGTTACGAAATTGTTAATAAGGAAACAAAATACTTAGAAATCAATAAAGCTAGAGAGAGTTTAAAGAGTGATAATATCACCCTAAAAACAAAAGGTCTTCCAACATTTAGCATTACTAATGTTTATGGTAGTGTCCCACTAAACAAGGAAGGAGCAGATTTAACGTCATATCCTCACATTTATTTGCATTCGACTTTTAATGATGGATCTATTGGATTAAATAATACCGAATCTTCTTCTGATCATAGACAGACATTAGATAGAAGAGGAAAAATTTTCGGACTTAATGATGGTATTAAAACAATCACCATACAGGTAACCAGTCCAGTAAATCCGCTTGGTTCTATTACCGATGGTAACTTCGAGACTTTACTGGGTACTCTTTATTATATCAAATCTAGGGGTGATGGAGGAGCTGCTACATCTATTGGAACTGTAAGGTCTCTATCATATGCCACAATCAATAGACCTATAATTAATTTTTCCGATGCAGTTCAATTCCTAGAACTGACCATAGTTGGAGATAAAGATGAATTAGAACTCATCATGAGAGAATATGACTTGGGTGATGTAAATTTTACAAGAAAATTATTTACTTCACAGAGTGATGCTCTTGGGGATGCAAATGAACTAGGTTTTATTGTAGATTACAGTGAAACTATCACCCCAGTTATTGGAAGAATAAAACCAAATAATTTCTATCTACAGCAAAGAGGGTCTGGATTTAATTCGGATACGGATGTTGTATTATCAAAAGGAAGACTTGCCGATGGCACTTCTTCATACAATTCAGTGTTCGGACTGTCTTATTTTGATCCAGAGTTCTACACAAGAATTTTATTGGAAAACAAACCAGTAGAGACTGGAGCATTTAGTCCAGGAAAATATGTTTTTGGTCTTGAAAGTGGAGCTTATGGTGTTGCAGAAGGTCCATCTAATGGAGTTTATTCGACAAACAATATTCTTTTTGTCAAAACTCTCTCTGGCAGATTTTCTTCTGGTGAAACTATTAGAGATGAATTGGGCAATACCGCAAAGATTGCTAAAGATAATACAGTTTCTCATTTTATTGTTCAAAATAGAGGTCTTGGATATGCTACTGGAGTAAAACTTTTAATCAATGGAGTTGAGTACGATCCTTCAGTTATTGAATTATCGCGTGCTGGCGATGGAAGAATTTATAAAGTTACTATAAACAATAGAAGTGCATTTAGAAATGAATATGCACAGCCACCAGCAGTCACCGTAATCAATCCTTCTGGAGCTGCTGAACCATCGTCAGGAGCTGCTGTTGTTCCCGTTTTATTCAGAAATACTGTTCTGACATTTAATCCACAAAATGTAAAATCTGTAAGTTGTCAGTATGGATCAGGCAATGCAAATACTTTTACAGCAGATATTATTGTAGATGATCAAGCATATGCTGAAATTAAGTCAGTAACTGATTTTACTTTCTTTGGTTCTCAAGGATATAAATTTATCGAATCAACTAGCTTTAATGCGGATGCAACTACATTATTGCAGCAAGGAGATATTGTACAATTTTCTGATGTAAATAATAACTTGGTTAGAGCAACCGTGCAATATGCCACAACTAGAGAGGGCATTTACAAAACCAGAGTCTATCTAGATACTGCTTTACCAGGAGATGTTACAAATACTAGTATAGTTAGATTACGTCCAAAAGTACAAAATTCTAACTCAGGATCTTTAATATTCCCAACTGGTAGCAAACAGATTAAGCAAATTTCTGCTGGTTCCGAAGATACAAAAATTAAATACTTCTTTAGAAGAGATTTTGTTACAACTGCTTCAACATCTGGTGGTACTATTACATTTGCTGCTCAGTTACCATTTGGAACCCAAAGATTTGTTTCATTCTCGGAAAACAATTACATAATTACAGTTCTTGATCCTGGAGATGCTCCAGATATTTCTATTGGAGATATTGTGTATATCCCAAGTGATTCAGTTATTATTTCTTCATCTACCGATACTTCAAGTGGTTTAACTTCTGGTAGCATTAGTTTGCAACTACCATCAGATTATTTTGGTGTTATTCCAAACAACGGAACGTTCCCCAAATTAAAACTCACGTCAACACTAGAAGTTACTAACGCAAAACCAAGACTTAAAACTGCTATAAAGAATAAGAGAATTGTAGTTTCTTCTTCTGGTGATAGAGTTGTTCCATTTAGAGGAACAGATTATGACAGTGAAGTTGTTGAAATCCTTTCATATTCCGATGCATATAGATTAAGATATGTTTATGAGGGGACTAGCGCACAACCACCTGATATTGACAGTGCTGGAAATCTTATCACTGGAACTGATGTAACTGATAGATTTACTTTTGATAATGGACAAAGAGATACTGTCTATGATGTATCCAGAATTGTTTTAAAACCAGGATATGCTCCAACTTCAGGACAACTTGTAATTGCTTTCGATTACTTTGAACAATCACAGGGAGATTTTTGTGTAATTGATAGTTACTTACACGAAGCTGGTGTTACAGAAGATGAAATTCCAAGTTTCAATTCTCCTGTCCATGGAATTGTAAATCTAAAAAATGTTATCGACTTCAGACCAAAAGTTGATAGCAATAAAATTATTGCAGGATTCCAAGATGTTTCTTCTCTCTCCCAATTAAATGGAAGTTTTTCTGGTCCTGGTTCTGTAGTGGCGAGTTCTCCAGCTTCAGATTCTAATTTGGAATATACATTATCATTCAGTCAAGTTCAATATCTCGATAGAATCGATGGTGTTTATCTGAATAAGAAGGGTGATTTTATTGTCAAGGAAGGAAATTCATCACTAAATCCCTCCAAACCAGATTTAGTAGATGATGCAATTCCACTATTTTATGTATACATCCCAGCATTTACTTTAAGTAGCAAAGATGTAAGAATAACTCCAGTAGATAATCGTAGATATACGATGAGAGATATTGGAAAACTGGAAAAGAGAATTGAACGTCTTGAGTATTACACCTCTCTGAGTATTCTGGAGCAGCAAGCTCTCAACATGCAAGTTAAAGATGATATTGGATTTGATAGATTTAAATCTGGATTTTTTGTAGATAACTTTGAGTCTCATAGAACAGGAAACTTGGCATCACTTGACTATCAGTGTGCTATTGATAGTCAGCAATCAGTTCTTCGTCCCCAATCAAAAGAAAACTCTTTTGCCCTAAAAGAAGTAAATGTAAGGGAAGATCAAAGGGTTGTATCTGGGTATCAAAAATCTGGAGATATTATTACCTTACCATATACTAGTTTGGAACTACTAGGTAATAATTTTGCCTCTAAGACTTTAAATCCAAATCCATTTGTTGTTCTTCAATATGTTGGAGATGCAAATATTTCTCCAAGTATTGATCAATGGTATGATGACAGTGTAGAACCAGTAATTGTAGATACCAATACTGATCTTTATAAGATTTTTATTGCTAAAAATGATGTAAAAGAAAGTTTCTCCAGCATTCATAACTCTTTTGCAGTCAATTGGATTGGAGCAAATACATCATTTACAGCAATCAATTCTCTTGGAGAAAATGTTACCGAATCTTCTAGTTCTTCGGTTGATATGGCTTCTGTATCTAGTTCTTCAAATATTAGTCCTCAGAACAATGAAGTTGGAAAAGGAATTCAAACAAAGACCATTCGTGGCAATTCTATATCGACTGCTTTGCAATTTTTTGCTAGAAGCGTACCCATTAAATTTGTAGTTAGGAGATTAAAACCAAACACAAATATTTCAATTTTCTTAGAAGGTAGAAATATTAACCGTTGGGTAAATCCAGATCTAAGATTTACTGGAATTGCTGGAAATTCTCTATCAGCATTTAATGGTTCCGTAACAACAGATGAAAATGGAAATGCTAGTGGCATTATTTTACTTCCTGCTGGTCTTCCACCAAGAGAAAATGCTATTTGGACTGGAGATGTTGATACTGTAGATTACGACACATCTGCTGAAGAGATCAGAATTACGACTGGTGTTAAAACATTTAGATTTACATCCAGTCCAACAGATGCCGATAAACTAACAGTAGATACATATGCTGAAGTGAAATATTATGCCACTGGAATTTTGCCAGAAAATCCTTCTGGTATAGTATCAACGAAACCATCTTTCTTTAAAGCAAATGAAGGTGTTCAGTTTGTTGATAGTAATACCGACAATCCAGTTAGACCAAATCCACTAGCACAAACTTTTAAAATTGAAAACTATGATGGAGGTTTATTTATTACTGGAGTTGATCTCTTCTTTAGCAAAAAGAGTAACAAAATTCCAGTAAAAGTTTATTTGACTAATGTAGATTCGGATAAACCAGGAAAAAATATCATCCCTGGATCAGAAAAAACTTTATCTCCATATACCCTGCTTAAGTGTTTTACAAATGGAAATGTTTCCGTAACAAAAGGAGAATTTGTAACTGGAGCAAGTTCTGCTTCTAGTGGTCCAATTGAAAAAATTATTGACAAGAATGGCATAGAACTGGTTCCATCTTCTACTGGAAAATACTCACTAACAAATGAACAGGTATATACCCTTGTTCTTTCAAATCATAACGGTCGTTCATTTAGAGCGAATGAAGATCTCATTATTCCATCAGTAACTTCATCAAACGCAGCAAATGGTTCTCAATTAAAATTAACTATCGCAAAAGATAGTGGAAAAGTTTCTGGTATTAGAGTTAAGAATCCAGGTCAAAATTATGAAAGTGCAGTTTTAACTATTGAAAGTCCCCAGCTTCCTGGTGGATCTGTTGCAAGTGCTAGAGTTGAAATTTCAGAAGGAAAGATTTACAATGCAGAAATATCATTAAATGGATTTGGATACACAGAACCACCACCAGTCGTCATCAGGGGCATCGGTAATGGCGCTGGAGGGTGTGAGTTGGAGACTTTCATAGATATTGATACACCTGCTGTTAGAATGGGCGTAGCGGTCGATAACGAGGGAGTTACAGAATCAACCATACCAACACACTTTGAATTTGATCATCCAATTTATCTACAGAATGATACAGAGTATGCAATGGCGGTTGAGACAGATTCGGTTGATTATGAATTGTGGTCTTCCAGACTTGGGGAAATTGATATTTCTACAAGCACTGTAATTACTACACAACCTTCACTTGGTTCTGTTTATAGATCACAAAATGTCGATAATTGGACCGAAGATAATTTTGAAGATCTTAAGTTTAAGATGTATAGAGCAGAGTTTTCTACTTCCAGAAGTGCTGAACTCATTTTAAAAAATGAAAGTCTTGGTTATGAATTGCTCAATACTAATCCGTTTGAAACAAATGCTACTGCTAATACAAATGCAACTTCAAAATTATTCCGCAACAATAATCAAATTGTAAAGGTTTATCATAGAGATAATGGTTTCGAAGATTCTGGTAATTCTTATGTTTTTTATAGAAGTGCTCAAGAAACAGGTGGTGTTACTGCAGATGTTTTAAATACCAGATTATTCAAGATAAGCAACTGCGGAATTGACACATACAATATTACTTCACCAATCAAAGCATCTGGAAATTCATTTGGTGGTGGTAATAAAGTTTATGCTTCCTATAATAGAAAATACGAAACTTTATATCCACAAGTTCAATATCTATCTTTCACTGGTACTAAGATTGAAACAATGGTCAAAACAACCAATGTTGTTCCAGTAGATTCAAACACAAATAATTATGTTTCATATTCTCAAACAGAATACGAGAAAACATTCTTGAATGAACCACACTACTTCGATAATCAAAAGATTATTGCTAGCGATATTAATGAAACTTTAAATAATATTGATAGATCTTTAGAATATAAGATGGTATTATCATCTGATGTTTCTTATCTCTCACCAGTCATCGATCTTTCAAGTTGCACAGTAAAAGCAGTTTCAAATAGAGTAGAAAATGCCAGTGGAAAAGAAAATAGATTTGGAAGAAGAGATCAAATTATTACATTCTATCCAGTCTATCAATTTAGTCTTGCTGGCGTTGGAGTGGAAATTCAGAATGATCAACCAATTAAAGGTGTTGCATCAAAATCAGTTGGAGTTATTTCCAAAGTTGAAGGTTCAAAAGTTTGGGTAAGAATTAAAACATCATCTCTTTTCCAAATAGGAGAAACTGTTACTTTAGGAAATCAACAAGGATTGACTAGTGTTTCAGTTGATACAAATCCATCACAAGTATTTTTTGAAATTGACGACGCAGCAACAATTGTTGGTAGAAATCCATCAAATGTTCTACAAACATATGACAATATAATTACTGGAAACACTGTTATTTGGAATAATAAAACACAAGAATTGACACTGAGAATTGATTCCCAACCATTAAATGATGATTTCAATGGAAGAATTATTGATAACTCAGTTTTCAATAGAAATGCAGATGTCAATGATCAGCTAAATGATATTTTCCGTGTTGGTGATATTGTAAAATATCCAAATCAACCAGATGATGAAGCTCTTCTGTTGGAAATAGGTAGTGTAGAATATACAAATGGTTATGATTATGTCGCAGAAAATACCTCCAAAAATGGTTCATCTATTGCAAAATATATCACAAAAGAAATTTCTATTAGTAATCCCGCAGTTGCTATAGATGTTCATTTAACAGCAAATACAAAAGATCTTTCGAATATTGAAGTTCTTTACAAATATAAGAGAGCATCAAGTCAGGAGAACTTAGATGATATTGATTGGATATATTTCAATGAAAATGGACAACCAGATTCATTGGAAATTGCCACTGCTGAAAACACTATTTCTAGTATTGTTGAAAAGCAATCATCATATCAAGACTTGAAATATAGTGTATCAAATCTTCCAGAATTTTCTTCATATGCAATAAAAATTGTTATGAAAGGAAATGACCCAGCTTATGTTCCAAAAATTCAAGATATTCGTGCCGTTGCTTCATTCTGATGGATTACGTAAAAGTAGAAGGTTATGACAGGTTAGTTAGGGATATGAAAACTGGAGCAATCATCAACAATGATTGCTCCGCAATTGAGTCTAGAAGAAAAACAAAAACACTAAACAATGTAGTTGATGACATAAATAACCTAAAGGAAGAAATATCTGAGATTAAACAGCTCCTTAGAGAAATAGCGAGAAATGGCATCAATTCAAGTCTATAAAACTGATACCTTTGAAATTCAAAGGAGAAAGATTAATCAACTTTCAGAAAAAGTTGATAGGGCTACAACTAATGTTATATTTGTATCTAAGGACGGAGATGATTCCAACACTGGAGCAAATCTAGCAAACGCAAAATTAACAATTAAAGCGGCATTAGAAATTGCTACTGCAGGAACTGTTATTAGAGTTGCTGCTGGTACTTATATCGAAGATAATCCACTATTTGTTCCAGCTCAAGTATCTATTGTTGGAAGTTCTTTAAGAGAAGTAACAGTTACGCCTTTACATATGGGCGATTTATTTTATGTAAATAATGGTTGTTATGTTTCCGACATGTCATTTGTTGGAAGTGCCAATCCTGGATCCATTGTATCTTTTGATCCCTTGGCAATTCCATATATTGATCAATCTCCATATATTCAAAATTGTACTAATTTTATTCCAGATAGTATTGGAATGAAAATTGATGGCAATAATGCCATTGGTCCAATTAAATCAATGGTTGTTGATTCATATACTCAGTATAATGCAAATGGTATCGGAGCATTAATTAGTAATGAAGCATATGCACAGCTTGTTTCTATGTTTACCATTTGCACAGATAAAGCTATTATATGCACATCTGGAGGAAGCTGTGATCTAACAAACTCAAACTCTTCCTTTGGTAATTATGGACTTATTGCTGATGGAGTAAGTGCTTTAAAATACACATCAAAAGTTTCCCAAGAAACTATCGCAGATGCTTCTGTTGTAAAGCTCAATTTATCTTCACCTCCACTGTTTATTTCTAATGTATTATATGATGAAACAACAGGTAATACAACAATAACTACATCTACCAATCATAATTTCCAGGTAGGTATGGATATTAAAGTGAAAAATGCTGAATTTGTTTGTCCATATAGTGGTAGATGGATTGATGCATCTAATCTCATCCTATCAAATAAAGAACTAATTGCCAATGAAGCAGTTGAGAGAATGCTTCTAAACAATACTGGGTTTGTTGTTCCTGGAGGAAATCAAAATTGTATTGATGATGTCCTTCAAATTATTGATGCATTAGTATTCAATATTAAATATGGTGGCAACAATAGAATTTATGATGCGGCAGAAATTTATATTAATTATCCATATTTACTTGAAGGAGAGCGTAATCAATCAGTAGAAGTTTACAATGAAGTCAGGGACATGGCAATTCAAGCCATGAGAAATGAGATTATTACTATCCAAGGCTCGCATGGTTTTACGCAAGTCATTGACAATGAGGTAATATTAGATACAGAAACTCCTCTATGTTCAGATGTTGCTAGTGCTATTGCAACACTAATGTTGATTATCACTGATGCAATTGGTTCTGAAGGAAATCCTGGCAACTTAAATGGTGTCTTAAGAAATGCCCCAAGTAAAGGAGGGAGATGGTCTGATGCTTCTAATTTAATTTTATTTAATAAAGAGTTTATCGCAAATGAAGCGGTAGAGCTTATGTTACTAAACAACATTGGATTTAGCATCCCAGGTGGTAATCAAGAATGTGTAGATGATGCATTAAAAATTATCGAGGCATTGGCATTTAATGTAAATTATGGAGGCAATCGTAAAATTTATGATGCAGCAAAAATTTATGAGAAGCAACCAGAGCTTTTAAATGGAGAAAGAGTACAGTCTGCTGAAGTGTATGGTTATGTGAGAGATCTAGCAATTAAAGTGATGAGGAATGAACCGATTGTTATACAAGGTTCTCATGGTTTAACTCAAGTTATTGACAACTCAGTTATTTTAGACACTGAGACTCCATTATGTTCTGACGTAGCAAGTGCTATTTCAACATTAATGCAAATTATTATTGATGTTATTGGCACAGAAGAGAATCCTGGCAACTTGAATGACATCGAAAGAACAAATACAGATCTTACTTTCCCATCTGGAAATTATGGTTATGTATTTACCATTAGAGATATTTTATCGCCAAATCAATTTACATTAAATATGGGTCCATCGAGATTCATGCACGAGTATGTTTCTGGTGGTTTTGCTAAGCTAGAAACAGTAAAACCGTTTGATGGTCAAATTATTTATTTTGATGATCTATATTATGAGGTATCTAGAATTACACTTACTAATCCTGGTAGTGGTTATACAACACCACCAAATATAACAATTGATCCACAACTACAACCCTGGGGTATTAATGCAGAAGCAATTCCAGAAGTAGCAAATGGAAAAATAACTGGAATTACTATTGTATCTTCTGGTAGAGGTTATACAGATGTCCCACCATCAGTTGTTATTGATTTACCAGATGATCCAAATGGAGTAAGAGCAGAAGCAACTTCTCAAATAACTCCTTCATATTTAATTATAGAATCTTCCGAAGAATTAACAAAAACAACGAATGTAACAAGTGCTGTATATGATGAAAAGACTGGATTACTAACAGTTATTACAGATCAAGATCATGGCGTTAGTATTGGTAATACAGTTGAACTTAGAGATTTATTGTTTAGCTGCTCACATGTAAGTAAGAGTGGTAGATGGGTTGATGCTTCAAATTTAATTCTTTCAAACAAAGAATTAATTGCAAACGAAGCAGTAGAAAGAATGCTTTTTGATAATCAAGGATTCAATATTCCAGGTGGCAATCAAGAATGTATTGATGATGCACTAAAAATTATTGATGCGTTAGCATTTAATGTCAAATATGGCGGAAATAATAGAGTTTATGATGCAGCAAATGTTTATATCAATCAGCCAAATCTTTTAGATGGTGAAGGGCCACAATCAATTGAAGTCTATAATCATGTAAGAGATCTTGCTATTCAAGCAATGAGAAATGAATCAATAACAATTCAAGGATCTCATGGACTAACTCAAGTCTTTGATAATAATGTTCAAGTAGATCCCAATTCCCCAACATGTGCAGATGTTGCTAGTGCCATTACAACATTAA